CCAAAACCAATTTCCAGACAATGTCAAAATTCTAGACCATCCCCAAAGCCTAGACATACACCTACCATCAAACTCAGATGTGTTTATTTGAATACTTCTTGAGCCAATCAATTGTTTGTCTTTTCATTTATGTTCCTTTCAATAAAACATTACTCACAAATCAAGGTGATCATGCCAATAATAACCAATTACATTCACTTTGTCAAGACGAAAATTGGCTCGGTGTGCCACGTTGGCTCACCTGGACGTATATTATACTCATTATTTGCCAACCGCATCTGATAAATCTTATCTAATCTAAATCCAACCAATTCTGCAATCTTCAACGAATCCTGGGCAATCTGAAACACTTTGTAATCCTTTACATTTAAAACGAAATGCCCTCCAACCTTAAGAACTCGATATGAATTCTCAATCATTGGATTCAAAAAGCCATCCTGCCACTCAGGATAAGTAGGGAATTTTAAATAACTTTGGTCAGGTAAAGTAGAATATTTCTCAATATTAAAATATGGCGGAGAAGTAAATACTAAATCATAAAATCCATCCGAAAGACCAGGCATCACATCCTCTGCACAACCAAGATCAAACTTAAACTCAAAATCAAATGATCTTTCTATTTCTAGAATTTCACGATAAAAAGACGCCATCTTCATATTGCCAACAGCAGTCTTGCCATCAGGATCTATCCCGTGATAATGCAATCCTTTATTGCTGCCAATACATCCAGCCAATCTTCCGCCATATCCAGAACAAGGGTCTAAAACTTTTCCATTCTTAGGACAGTAATTATCATAAAAATATTTCGAAATTGCAGGCTTGAAATTAACTACACTTCTGATTTTATTTCGAGTCCTTAATATACGCCTCATCCCAGACATTGTTGGTTTATTACCAATTTCCATCCATCGATTAATTGCATCTCTTAAACCATCATCATTTGAAAATAATTCATGTGGAGATTTATATTGATCCAAACATCTAACCCGAACCATATGAGGATGAAAATAATTTGCAACATCCAAACCAACAGTGTTAGTTTGCAAATGATTATTATCTAAAAGTGGATCCTTGGTGTTTACAATCCTGGCCATTCCGCGAATAAGATTATCTCTACTTAATTTATTATGAGGATATCCATTCTGACGCAAAAACTGAAAAATCATCTCAATCACGGTTGTTTTTTGGTCGTCATCTCCAGATTGATATAGGTCAAGCAATTTTCCTGCACTTTTATCCGATGATGTCCCATTCCAATAATGAAATGCAGCATCACGAAACAATCTGGATTTATTACTTCCGAAAATTGCTGCTTTAACATCGAAAACTGCATTATCTTCTTCTGATAATCGAATCAAACAAGTTTTGGTTTTATTTATTTTTCCCATTTTGGTATTACCGATAAAAACATCTTTTTAAGTCTTACATACTCTACACGACCTACTATTAATATTTTTAAATTATTCTCCACTTTTACTGCTTTCATAATTTTTCTATTTTTCTTGCAGTGTTTACAGGTGCATACCCAGTTTCTTGCTGATCTTGCATGTCCTTTGATTTCTATATATATCCCTTTATTAGGAATGTAAAGATCAGGGCAATATGAACAGTCGTTACCGTCTATAATTGTATAGAATCTGTGTTTTTCATATTCATATTCTTTGCTAAAATATTGATAAATTCTACAAACATTTGCCTCCCAAGTGCTTCTAACATAATGCCCGATATCTTTCCTTATTCCGCCTTTTCCTCGTCCAGATCCACGAGGAGATGGTTTTCCATACATTGGGTTATTTTTTCCTTTATAACTCCTTCTGTTGGCATAACCCCTTTGTCTGGCTTCTTTAACTGCATCAGTGTCAAACTTGCCATCTACCCATGCTTGCTTTATCGCATTAGAAACATTTCTATTATGTTGTAATGATTTAGGAATATTTGCCAGGGTCTGTGAAATACGAGATCTACGAATTTTCTCCAATTTTTCACTAGTAAATTTCTTTTGTAAAATAACGCTGCTGTGTTGGAATGAAGTGCCTGCAAATATGTTTTTTGTTTTAGAAAGATTATCGTGAAAATTATCTGTTCTAGAGATGAGATAAATCTCAATGTACTCGTTTTCGTGTTTTTCTAAGAGGTTTTTATGTTCCCTCTCTCTGCTCTTCCTGATATGATTGACTATTTTCCAATACATATCATATTTCTTGCAACATATTGGACAGGATGTATATACACTTTGATATTTATGATGTGGTAGTGTTTTCATAACTCATTATACACAAAAATATTGAAAGGGTGATATTTTGTCGGATTTTTCGAAAATGTATATACAAATTATAATCTAATATTTATTTAAGTGTAAAACAAATGGAAGAAATGTATATACAAAAACACACTATGTATTGACTTTAGATTATAATTTGTATATACATTTTCTCATTTATTAGGTATAAAATGTATATACAAAAATGGACATCCCATTTGGAATGCCCATTCAGACCCTATAAAACAAGGGTTTATTGTGATTTTATATCAGATCAAGTACCTGAGGTCACTTCTATTTTGGAAATAGCGTAATCGTTAATTATAACGATTCCGATTTCCTCATAAATTACCCACCCTAAGCGGAGTTTTTTCGGATCGTCTGCTGGAAGCACAGTAATATCTTGACGAATCGGAAATGCTCCGACCGTATCAGGAGATGCTACAACAAGCACTGTGTCTGCGTCCATTTTGGACGAAACGTGAATGTCAGCAGTCCACAGGTGACCAAACAAACCTGACGTGAGAATTTCACGAGTGGTTGCTTCGTCATAGAAGTCCTTACCGAAAACTCTGATACTTGCATACTGGTTAGCATGTACAACGATCTTAGTAGCGACGAGGTCGTGCTGTTCGATCATTCTGAATGCGGTATTCAGTGATGCAGGTGACAGTGAACCGACGTTAGTTACGATTTGATCGTTACGGTTGTCGGCAGCTGCGATAAGTGCTGAGAAGATGTTCGCATCTTCTTCTTTTTGAATTGCTTCTTTGGCCTTGATTTGGGCACGGTCTACGATGTAGAATCGACGTGCTTTAATTTCGGACAATCGAACCTGTGGGTTCGCAGCGATTTCAAAAGTAGGAACGAGAATTTCTTCACCTTCCTGGATTTGGTCAGGGACAGCACCGCGGCGTGCGATGATGTGTGCGATTGCTGCAACGTCTCGTTCGTATCGAGCGAGTGCTCCCTGTGGGAGTTCGTCAACGAGCAACAGTTTACGTCCAACGGCTTGGTATTCCAAGGATCGTCGAATTGGTTCTACCATAGCTTGAGCTAGTGCAACTCGACCTTCGTCGGTGTTGAGTGCTTGTGCTACGATAGCTTCTTTTGCGTCTTGTGTAAGACTATTTTTATCAAACATTTAATTCTCCTAAAAGCTAAGAACCTTTGTTGGTAGATTAGCCAACTAATTTCGAGTCATTGTGCGTACGTGCTACTAGATGACTAACTTAAGATGCAAGAACGATCCCCAACTCATGGAGTTTCCGCCTTCTGGGAGGGCGCTAAATCCTGTTGAAGAAGCTCCCGTACCAGGTACGCCACTTGGGTACGCTGTTGGTGCTTCGAATGTAAATCCAACGATAATTTTTGATCCACCAGCAACTGGGAAGTTGTTTGGAGAATCTGCATCATCCGTAAACTTACCACCATTTGATCCTTCGATATTGGTTGCATTAGATGCAAACAATGGTGATCCTGGTTCGTATGCAGCTACTGCTGCTCCGTTATCACGGAGGGTTTCAAATTGGTCGGTCCAGAATTCGCCACCACCATGGTAGACGGTCATCTTTCCTGATGCCAGAACTTCGTTGAAGTTATCTGCAACTTTGTTCTGAGTATATCGTTGCTGTGCTCCAAGAGCGCCAATAACGAGTGATCCTTCAAGTGTACTCTTAGGGTCACTGCTCAATGCAGACCCTGATTCTGGAGTAAAGGATGTTACGCCTTGCGATCTTGAGTCGCCAGCAATACCCAATGCAAAGATGTCTGCGATGGCGGTATTCGCAAGAATTACGTTTCCGTTTCCATCGAGGCTGACAATGCATCCCTGTGGGATGTCGGTTGCGTTGTTTGCGTCAACTTTTAAGTTGGACGCAACAACATGAAATACTTCTATAAGAGCCATATTATTTTCTCCTTAAGATTACTTTGTTATCGGTAAAGTCGGGTATTACCCTGGTTTCCGACATACTTTTCATAATCCTTATTTCTTTGTTCTAATTTGAACAGGTCTTGAATGTTGTTTTTCAAATTACTTTGATTTTCTTCGTTGGCGTTTTCATTCGGTGTTACGCCAATTGACTCAATGCCGCTTGCTTCTTTTTGTAAACCTTTCTTCGTCGAGGCTTCTTTTGTTTCGTTCATCATGTTTTCGTAGTCTGTCAGAATTGCCGGTGTCACATTTGTTAGTTCTGCGATTTTATCCGATAATTCATCGAGTGATATCTTATTTGCTTTCAGAAGTTGCCCCGCAATTTTCGTAGCTCGTTGTCGTGTCTCGGCCATTGCAGCAATGTCGTTTTCTTTTCCTAGAGTTTGATCCAGTTTTTCTGGTTTGTTCTTTTCGTTTTGATCATAATCTGAATTCATCCCACCTCCTGCTGGTACTGATGGTCCATCAAGCTTGTTATTAACGGTATGTTCTCTTACGAGTTGTCCACCGTTAGGTGCTTCAGGCGTTGTTGGTTCATCCATTCCTTCACTTGGTTTCTTTTCATCGACTCCCAAACTGTGTTTATCGTCGCCGTGTGTTTTTCCTGCGCCGGGTCCACTGCTTTGGTTGATATCTGGATCGTCTTCTAGCTTATCTACTGACTTCGGTGAAACTGATTGCGATTCCTTTATTAGTTCAGGAATAAGCAAAATATTGTTATCATATGAAATCATTTGGTAGTTTTGATTATCGGCAAGTTTTACGGTTGCTTTGCCGTTTGCGATTCGTTGTGTTAATTTGTTATAAATTTTATGTCCTGGTTTAACGGTGTGTTTGACTGATGCGTTGAATGGTTTTCCACCACAATCGCAGT